GCCAGCGGTGACGGTGAACGTGTCATTCGTCACGTTGGCAATGGCATAGGTGCCATTAGGCAGCAGCCCGACATCTGACGAGCCAAGTATCGTGACAGACCCGCTCAGTCCATGTCCTACTCGGGTGATCGTAACCGTACCACCTGTGGCTGAGAAGGTCAGATCGGCCCCGACGAAATCTTCCAGCAGCCTGCTTACGTCCTGGTTTAGCAGCCCGCAATATGCGAAGGTATACTGGAAATGGCTGGAGCGCAGGCCCTTCCACTGCACAGGGGCAGTAGTCCCACCTGCCGCTTGACCGTTGTTCCAGACCTGCCCGTACATGAGGAAGCCACCAAGCTGGGTGGCCGTGCTCATGTCGAGAGCATCCATGTTCTGATTGAAACTAATCAGCTCCTTGAAAGCGGAATCACAGTTGCCAGCACCAACGAGGTTGATTGTTACCGGAGCACTACCTGTCGAGCGGTAGCAGACTTGGCCGTTGTTATAGTTCCGACACTCGCGCATAAACTGCGACAAGTTGATACCAGTAAGCGAGCCAAGCGGGTTGATTTGCAGCCCATTGATGGACTGGTTGAAGTTCTTGCAGTCATACATGAAGCGATAGAAGTTCGTGCATGCCGCAGCATTCCAACTCAGCGGAATGTCGAACATCTTTGCGCCACTGAACATCTCTGCCATGGTCGTAGCCTTAGCCACGTTCCACGAACCGATGCCGTCAGATCCAGGCCCGACCTTGCTGGCGAGGACAGAGCATGTATTGAACACGCTGTCGAGTTGGTTCTGCTGGATGATGCGACCGACCAGAACACAGCTTGACGTTATGAACGCCGGGAGGTCGGTGCGCTCCGTTTCGGCTTCTGCCGCTTCCGTTGTGGCGTAAACACTCTTGCCAGCGACGTAGAAAACGCCCTTGCTTACTGCGCTGACTTCACGGTAGATCCAACGGGTGTACCATTCCCCGATTGCTGAGTTGGTTTGCACCCCGGCATTTTCGTAGCCGTGGATGTAATACTGTTGCGTCCCCACGCCAAGCACCCAGCCATCCACGCTGTTTTGCTCAACGACCGTGTGCGTCCCGCTACCAGCGTTCGTGTATGCAATGGTCGGGGTGCCGCTGGGGTCAGAGGAAATAAGATAACATGGAGCGACAAAGTTGGCTGACAGGTTGCCCTGTCGGACTAGGTAGTAATCGGTCCCGGCGACGAGTCCTGTCGGCAACGTGCCGGTGGTCGTGAAGCGGACCTTGACCAGTGATTGGTAATCGCTCAGTGTGGTAACACGGAGCTTGCCGCCAGAGTTGTCAAACGAATAGACCTGGGAGGTCTTAGACGAGTACAGCTTGAGGTTGGTATCGGAGGCAGATGCCGTAGCGGCGAGCGCAATGCCATCATAGGTTGCAGGGCTGGTATTGATCTGGTTGTAGCTGCTGCCGGGGGATCTACCCTTGTCGGGCAGGCACATGGTCAAGAAGCCATTGGCGAAGTTGATCGCCCCGTTGAACATGCCGGACAGGTTCAGAGCCTTAGAAACATCCAAGGCGCTCAGGTCAACATTCAGTCCAGTGCAGCTACGGAACAAGTTTGCGAGTGAGAGACTGGCGGGTGAGTCCGTCGCTGAGATGGCCGTCAGGTTCGCGCATCCGTAGAAGTCCAGTGCGGAAGTAACAGGGTTGCCCCATTGCGTAATGTCCGTGACCTTCCTGCGATCACCTACATTGTTGAAGGACCATTCGGTGCATTGACCATTGATCGAAACAGTTTTCACACCAGCCGAAGCGTATGTGTGCGTTATCTCTGCTTGGTTGTAGGTGGTGATGGTATCGGTGTTACCATCACCCCAATCCACAACAAAGTTATAGCTTCCAGTGGCAGTGAGGGGCAGCCGGAACTGCTTGGTAGGCGTTGGATTTGTTCCTACGCCATCACCAACACTGAGTTCAGTGTTCACCGTCAGGATCATGGGTATGTAGCTCGGGCCACTGTTGCGTACTGGCGTGCTGATGCCGTACCTTGGGATGCGCGGTGTTAGTGCGTTCACTGACGGGACGATGGTGGCGTACCTACCCCCACTGTAGTCAGGGAAGGCTTTGTCCAGCCCAACGTCGTGGGGGAAATAAACCATCAGCGCACCGAAACCGTATCCATAAGCATTGCGTACAGAGTGCCGCTTCCTGTTACCGTGGCCGCACCAATGGTCAGGTTGTCATAGAACGGCAGCACTAGGGATTGTCCTGCGGCAATGAGCATCTTGCGCCCGCTACCTGGGGTGTCGGAATAGAACCAAGCAACATCACTGACGAGATTGATGCGCCCTTCCCCTGTGCGAGCGGTCGAACCGTCGATTGGGAAATCCACCGAAGCCTCTACGTCAGTAATGGCGAGCGGGGTGGCGCACTTGCCCGGATCAACCGGGAATGTGAATGGCATGGAGGGCATGTGGTGTCCTAGTTGGGTAGTTCTGGGGTGGTGTACTTCATCTCAGACGAGAACCTACGGTTGCCGTTCTGGTCGAGAGTCTGCATGGCGAAGTAGTAGTCTGTGTCCGCCGCGAGTCCTGTCACCTTGACCATAACGTGCTTGGTGCTGGACAGCTTGCGAACGAGAATGGCACCAGTAGAAAGTCCCGTGGTCTCTGCGCTCGGGTCGAAGGCGGCATCCGTGAACACGGTCTGGTCGAAGACACCGGAGGATGTATTCATGCCGACATAAACAATCTTTGTGTCGGGGGTCAGGATCTCCGCGAACTCCAGAATAGCTTCGGATTCGGTGGAGCCTGGAAGGATGTTGAGGATGCGCGGGGTGTTGGCTTCGCCATCATAGGCGTTGTTGCCGACATAGCGGCCCTCTTCACGGTCCCAAACGACGACCGTGCTGCACTCAATCTGGCTGTCGAGGCCAGTAACGATGTCATTCAGACGATCTTTCAACCACTCCGCGAGCTTGAAGAGGTTGTCGAACACGGTGTTCGGTGTCACCTCTTCGCTGGCGACTTTCTGCGGGTGGAACCATGCGGCACGGCCAAGCATGGTATCAACCAGAGAGGCCCAGGTGCGGTAGACGATGGCGTTCTCGTACTCGCTCGGGAGGGTGCTGTACGTCCAACTGGTGATTTCTCCAGTGTTGTTCTGCTCCGCGAGGGACAGATCCATCATCTCACCAAGGTCGGTGTCGCTCCACTCGACCTTGGCAGGGCTTTCGTAGCCGCCCTCGTTCAGTCCGAGCTTGAGCAGCCCTGTAACGTCATCCCCGACAGTCGGAGGAAGGACATGGACGACACTCAGGTTTCCAATAGTGCCGCTGCGGATGACGTAGCCTTCGCGGGCGTCATAGATGCAGGACACACCATCGAAAGCTGGGGTGCGTACAGGGGTTGGAAGGGCAAGGCCGGGATCAGCAGCGCGGATGGAGGTCTGGATGGCCCGCGCAATGGCAGGGCCGGTGCTGAGAGAAGCGACAGACCCCAGTGGGACATCCACCGGGGTCGAAGCGTCGTCCATCAGAACTGCGAAGGCTGGGGCGGCGAGTGCTGACGCAGAAAGGTCAGCACTCCATCCAGGGGCGCTCTGGCTGTAGCCGTGGCCTACATCATCAATCAAGCGCCGAAGACGGCGGATGAGGGAGGCCCGGTCAGACATTGGCTATTCCTTGGTGACGATATTGCGCGGGTAGGAGAGGGCGAACCACTTCGGGAGCAGGAAGGTCTGGCCCTTCTTGAACTCGAAGCTCAGTCCTACGCCAATGCAGCCTTTCAGATCTTGGACGATCTGGCAGGCGATCTTTCGCACCATATCCTGCGCCACTTCCGCGCCGAACGAAGAGAAGGCAGCGGGGTCACAGGGGATGGGGAAAGGAGCGTCAGTGATAGCAGCTACCCTACCCATAACCGGATTCTTCGGGGCTGCAACCTGCGAGGCGGGACGCGCAGCAGCAGGCTCGGGGGCGCTCAACGCCTCGGTGGCAGGGCGGATGGAGGCGGGGGCCTCGGGCTGCTCGGTCTGCTGGCTGGTGATCTCGGCGTTGCTCGGGGGAGAGGTGGCGTCCTTGTCGGTCTCTTCGACCTCGACGGCGCTGGTCGATTCGGGGGTGGGGAGGATGGCCTTGGCGGCGGGATTGGAGTGCTTGTTGCTCACGGGGATAGTCCTTGGCTAGTGGGGTTGTGTCATAAACAATCCCGCACTAGATTTCTCTAGTGCGGGATCTCGTTCAGTCCGTTGATCGGAAGATCAGACGGTTTCGATGCCGACCACGTTCTCGGGGCGGATCTGGCCCGCGCCCATGATCGAGTACCAGCCAAGCTGGCGGGTGCGACCGAAGTCGATCACGCCGTTGTCGCGGAACTCGACCGGCAGGGCCTCGGCCCAGCCGACCGCGTTGGCACCCAGCAGGACGGCCTGATAGGTGTCCAGGGTGGCGTTGTACAGGGCTTCGGTCTGGCCGGTGTTCTTGTTGTCGGCGAAGACGAGGCCGGTGGCCTTCTTGATGACCCGCGAGAAGGTCGTCTCGATGAAGCGCACGCCTTCGATCTGGCCGATCTCCCCACGGAAGATCTCGCCGGGCGAGGCGTACTTGTGGGCATCCAGCCACGCCGGATCGTCGCGCAGGCCACGGCTCTGGTGGGGGTGAACCACGCAGACGTAGCTGCCGCCGATCTTCGGCACCTTGTTGACCGCCAGGATTTCCACGCCGTCCTTGATGGCCTTGACGTTCAGCGTGTGGGCCGAGGTCAGGGCAGCGCGGTTGGCGATGGCAGCCGGGTAGACGGTCTGGAGCGAGCCGCAGGCCGTGAGTTCGTCACGGATGAGGCCGTCCACGGTGCGACCGTAGTGCTGGCCCAGGAGGACGGTCGCACGGGCGACGACATCATCCCAGGAGGTGCGGATCAGCCGCTCGGACTCGCTCACCGCGAAGCCATGCTCCGCGACTTCGATGCCGATCTGGCTGCTCGACAGGTGGGTGGTCTGGATGTTCTCGACTTCCGAGAGCAGCGAGCTGCCTTCGAGGTCGTTGTACTTGGTGAACTTGATGCTGTCGCCCGGTTCGCGGTTCAGCTCGGTGCGGCGATCCGCGAACTGAGCGTAGACGAGATTGGGCTGGGCCTGGAAGATGATCTCCTGCGAGTACACGTCGCGGAGAGCGCCGGTCAGGAGGACACCGTTCTTGGTGCCGCCAGCCGAAACTGCGGAAGTCATTGACGAAGGCATGTGATCTTTTCCTTGAGTTTGGTGGTTGGTTTACGACTGGAACGAAGCGATCTGATCCCTGGCGGCTGCGGAGGCTTCCTTGAGCATCTGCTCACGGTTCTTGCTCCACTCAGCCAGAGACATGTTGCGAGCGCCGGGAGCGGTTGCACCGGGGGGAGTGCCGCCATTCGCGGGAGGCAACGGAACCATCTTGCGGCCTGCGGCGTCGGCTGCGCCACCTGCCTTCTTCGTCAGTGCTTCGGCAGTGCGGGCGAAGATCTGCTTCGCCTGGATCAGTGAGGTGTCCAGTTCTTCACGGGTCGAGCCCGTAACGAGTTCGGGGATAATCTGTCCATCGTTTTTGGAAATCAAGCTCTGGCGATACTCGTCCAGATCCTTGACCTCTAGGGTCTTCTTGAGTTCGTCGTTCTGAGCCTGGAGCTTGGAAAGCTGCGGGTTGAAGATTTCTTCCTCGGCCCGCTTGAGCGCGGCGGCGATGACGAGGTTCAGCTTGTCCTCGGAGAGACCAGCCTGCGGCTCGGTCTTCTTCTCCTCGGGCTGCTTCGTTTCGGCCTTCTTCTCGGCCAGATTCTTGATGGTGTTATCGCGCTCGGTCAGAGCACCACGGGCGGCGTCGAGTTCCCCACGCAGCTTTTCGATAGTGCTGTACTGCTTGTCCTTCTCGTCCTTGCGGACCTTCTCGATCAGCTTCTTGATGTCGCCGTCGAGAGCGAGAGCTTCGGGTGCCGGGGCGGCAGCTTCCGGCTTCTTGTCATCAGCAGGGGCAGGGGTTTCGGTGGGGGTGGCGGTGGTGGACATGGGAGGCTCCAGAGGGGAGGTGTCAGGGGTTCAGACGGGATGGCCGAGCGGAATGCTCAACGCTTCATGGCTTTGTTGGCGATGGAGAGGGCCGACTTGCGGGCCTCTTCACGCTGCTGGAGAATGGCCGTGGCACCGGAGAGGCGCTTCTTATCGGCCAGGATCTCCTGGGAACTGATGAGGGTATTCGCATCGTTCTGCGCCCTCCAGTATTCCTCAGTGTTGGGGGCTGGAATCGACGGCACGCTGGCCGAAGATTTCGCGGGGATGGTGGGGGACATGGGTTTCCTTTACTCGTCTTTCGTAGAGCCGACTGGACGGCCCTTGGGTGTGTCGGACTCTTCTTTTGGTTCGCCTTGGTTGGCCCCTGCGCCGGAAGCGATGCCACTTCCATCCGGCTTGTTCTTGGCTGCGATGGTGGCTTCACTGGTCATCAGTTCCAACGCTTTCGCCTGCTTTTCCTCGGCTTCCTCTTTGATCTCTTCCGCCTTTTCGTCGGGGCGGGCTTCGCCAAGCTCAACGAGAGCATCGCGGGTGGTCTGGAGTCCACCAGCCATGAGAGTGGTCTGGATCTGCGCTTCGATGAGGCGATCCTTGGGGAGCGGAAGGGCTATGCGGAGTTCGCTGTCCTGGCGGATGGACTCGTAATCCTCATCCGTAAGTTTCTTTGTGCGTCCGTCCTTGGGCTTCTTGTTTCCTTCCTCATCGAGCGAGTACATGAGGTTGAGTTCTTCGAGCCACTTGATCGAGAGGATGGAAACCTCCGTGAGAGACGGACCATAAATCTGATGCTTGGTGACAGCGCGTTCGATCAGAGGCAGATACATCGTATGCAGGGCAACGCCGCTGGTATTGCTGATTGCCTGCTTGGTTCCCTGCGCGATTTCGGGTACGCCCATCGTGGCGTGCAGAGATTCCTTGAGCGTGTCCATGTACGTGTTGGCGGCGGTCAGGTCGGTGTTCAGCGCAAGGTTCTCGACCTTCGCGTCCTTGGGCAGATTGCCCCAGATCTTGTTGGCACCTTTCTTGAGATTGCTGCTCTTCGCGCCGAAGATGATGGTGATAGGATCCCCGTGATACTTGAGGATCTGGCCGATATTGGCGATGGCGTTGGCGAGAGCGGAGTTGAGAGAGGCGGCTTCGGTGATGTCATCCATCCCGTACACGCTGTCGCCGCACGGGTAGTTGCGGATATGGACCACGTAGATCGTCTTGATCGGGTTCGGGATCGTGGTCCTCGTACCCATGATTTCTTTGCCCGCGTTGTCGAGCGAACTGGTGATAATCTCGTTCTTGGTGATGGTCTGGTGGTAGTAGGTTGTGGTCCACTGCCCCGTCGAGGCTTCGTACTTCCGCACGGGGATGTCGATGTCCATCGCCACCAGAACATCGCTATCGAAGGCATCGTAGGTGGGGGTGCAGTAGGCGGGATTGAGTGGAACCACGCGAACCTGCGCGGGGATCTTCACCTCATAATCGACCAGTTCTTTGTTGTACTGCACGATCTGCTCTGCGACTTGCGCGGGAGCGACCATTATGAAGGCGTCTCCGGTCACTGATCCGAACTGGCCGACGCGGAGCATCTTCTCGACGCGCTTCGGACCCCAGCACTGGAGGGCAACGTCAAGCTGCTCCTGGTATTTGTAGTGCGTCAGCTTGAACGGGCGACCGAAGGCGAACCAGTTGATCTTGTCGATGTTGCGCCGAAGGAAGTTGACATAGGTGATCGGGGTCTTGTCTTCGCTCTGGGCGGCAGCGATGGGCAGACCGCGATAGTCACGCCAGTTCGTCTTGTATCGGTCGATGCGGACGCGGTTCTCAGCCGCCGTATCGAGCGAAAGCTGCTCGTAGGTGCTGCCCAGGCGAGTGGGCAGAAGGAACATGGTCCGCAGAGAGTCGATGAGTGACATTAGGATTTCCTGTAGAGGTTTTCTTCGGTCTCTTCAACCTCCCCACCGAATGGCTTCGAGCAGGCAGCCCAGATAGCCAACATGAGAGAGTCAGGGTAGTCGTCCTTTGCGCCACGCATGTCGGGGTGGTGCAGGGAAAGGAGACCGTTGCGATACTCCTTTTCTAAATCAAGCATCTGGGAATGGAAGGACTTCCATTCGCGGGTCTGGCGAAGCTCGTCCCCACCCGGCCATGTGATCATTCCTGTGTGTATATCTGCGAGAAACTGCCGTCCCATATCGTCTTTGCTCTGGGCGCTGAACGGGATCATGTCGATGTCAACGCCCTCAAAGCGGGCTTTTACCCGGTCGCCCAGGCTCACGCCGACACCAGTATAATCGAGGGCGAGGCGTTCGATGCCCCACTTGGCAAGGAACCTTTGGATCTCTTCAAACTGCGCTTCGTAGTCATCGCCCTGCATCTCAAGCCAGTCAACGACATGCTTACCAAAGATTTCTACAGTGAATGCCCCTTGCTCGCCATCGTAGCCTTCGAGGGTCTGGCGGGGATTGTCCCAGTTGACTTCGAGGACGGTAACGACGGTCGAGTCATGCAGCTTGCCGAAGTCGATGCCAGCAACGTAGTGCATTCCCTTGCGCGGGCGCGGGAGAACATTGGAGAAAACGCCGGTAGAGACACAGCGATTTTCAAACATGACCTCGTTGAGCGCGAGGCCACGGTGCAGCATGAAGCGGCAGAGGTAGGACATCTGGAACTCGTCGCTGCGCTCTCCCAGACGCATCATCTCCTTCTTGACGAACTTCTCATAGAAGGAGTTGTACTTGGCGGCGGTGGTCCAATCCGCGAAAAAGTGAGTACGGTCGGCCCCTTCGCGCTCTCTGCGCTCGTTGCGCCGGATGGTGTTGTAGAAATGGGATTTCTTGGCGTTCGCAGTGCCAATCTTGACGATTGTGCCACCAGTTGCAGCAAGCATCGGGCCGATGGATTTCGTTGCCTTCTCATCACTTATGTCTTGCGCCTCTTCCATGATACCGAGGTGGAGCGTCAACCCTTCGATGTTCGACTGATCACTGGCGGTGCTGCACTTGATGTAGGAACCGTTAGAAAGTTTGAGTGTGTCACCGTTGTTCGTGTCGAACTGGAGGCCCAACTCGTTGGCAAGCTCGACCGCCTGTGGCTGCTTGAAAAAAGAACGGACGCGGTTGTAGATAACCCCAGCCTGTTCCTTCTTGGGGGCGAAGATGCCGATCCAGAAGCCATTTTCGTAGGATCGGATCGTGCCGCTCTTCGGATCGCGGTAGCGGAAGCGGTCATCCTCTGGGAACTGGCGAGCAAGCTCTGGCAGCAGGAGCATGCAGGAGCCAGCCGTTGCGCCGAGCGTGTGGGATTTACCGCTCTGGCGCGAAAAGAGGGCGCTGATCTCTTCTGACTCACGCTCAAGAACCGCACGAAAGATTCTTTTGGCGAAAGAAATCTGATACGGGTAGAGTTTGCCGTTGGCAAGAAGCTCTGAAATCAGAACCATCTTGTCGATGATCTTCTCAGTCGTCAGGCCTGGGGTGCGGCGAACGATGAGGCTGTCCATCGTTAGCTGGGACAGGCCATCCTCTGGATCTTCATCGCTCATGCGCGTACCTCATACACAGAAATAGGTTTAGGCAATCGGAGGATCTTCAAAACGGGCGTTTCGTACCACATATCGCCGTATTTGTCTTTGATGGTGGAGATCTTCGCCGCTGATTTCTTGACGGGAGAGTGCGACAGACGCTTATCGCGCAGTTGTCCCACGAGATCCACAAATAAACGGTAGTTGGCGTACCCGCTGAATATGAGGCGGTGCGCGTCGGGCTGGTTCTTGGTCGGACTGTCTCGACGCTGCCCGCGAAAACCGTGGCTGGCGTGGATGTCGCGCATGAGGGATGAGAAAGCAGTGTTGGTGCTGCGCCTCATGCCCATGTCGATGTCGTTTCCACCCTTCTTCGCGGACATCCAGCCGTCAGCGCCCCACAGGCCGCGCAAAAAAGCTACTTGGGCCGTGGAGTGAAAAAGAGACACAGCAGTTGGGAACCCCTCTATGAAGCACATCTTCCTAATAAAATGACGTAGGGGGTTGTTGATGCCGCCGGTCATCGTCAAATCGAACCCGGCGAGCTTGTTGTACCACGAAACTTTTACTGTGGGGAACTCTTTGCTGACGAGGCGCTCCAGATGATTTAGGCACCACACGTCGCTGTTGGCGAATCTTACCGACTGACTGGCGTTATTTATGGTGCCATCGCCCAGAAGCCACCCGAGAATCTCTGCTTTGCCGTCAGTGATCGGCTCGACCCCGGTAGCGCGGTGCTGCTTGCCCTGGTTATCGTTGAAAAAGTAGTCGTAGGGCAGTTGGACGGGTGCGGAAGGGAGAATCCGGCTCGCTGGGCTCATCAGAAGCTCGCCTGGGGCGATATTCTGGACGGGTAGGGTCTGGGTGGCAGTTCGGACGATTGCGCGTCCTGGGGCATCAAAAAAGAAGCCTCCGCGTAAAACTACGCGGAGGCATCGCTCTTCACCACAGAACGTGGATTTTGGATATTGGCTGGGCAGTGAAAGCCGACCGCAGGGCAGTCGGATGGAGCAGTGGTCGGACAGGGCCGTGGGGTAGAACACCCGCGAACCCTACCACAAGCGGTAGGGTGTCAACCCTTGGAGCGAACAAGGGCTTTAATGTAGGCCTCTGGTGCGCGGGTCTGGAGGTTGCGCTTGCGGTGGGGAGCGACCTTGGCCTCCTTCACAGCATCCATGGGAGATTCGTCTCCCCGGCCTGCTACATAGTCTTCTGGATTGGACGCCGCACTCACTGATTTCTTGGCGGGAGCGTCGGTCAGCCCGAGAAGCTCTGCTAGATCGTCTTGCGCTTGCGGCTGCGAGCCCGGCATGACGTAGTGCGTCAGGGGACCGACGCGCATGGTCTCTGCATTGCTAGGCCTACGCTGCATGAGCAGTGCTGCGCCCACGCTAGCGTGGTAGGCTGCGTGGAAGGTGTCGCCTTGGGAGGGGGCGTCGTACTTGTAGTAAACGACTTCGACGTTGCCTCCGCCATCCGTCTTGAACTTTTTGAGTATCCCGCCGATGTAGGCGTCGATGTCGTTCTTGCTCGACAGGTCGTACTGCCGCATGTAACGATTGTCTCCCCTAGCGACTTCGGGCATGTAGAGGATGGACGCACCCATGCTGACGATCTGCACCTCGTACTCGGAAGCTGCGCTGCCCGCCTTGCGGACAACGGTGACGAGGCTGCCGTTGAACGAGGCTGGGACGGCATCGTAGAGGTAGTTTGTTCCGCTGATCTTGCTGCCCATGCGTTGGTTCTCCTGTGCGGTGGTCTTGAGGTCGTTGACGATGCTGGACATACTCGGCTTTCCGAGCTTTTTTACTAGCTCGGAAATGTTGTTGACCAGGGAGTTAGACATAGGCCTTACTCGTCATCATCGTCATCGTCGGCGGGAGCAGTGCGCTGCGCTCCGGTGGGTTCGTGGATGCCGAGCGATGACTCTTCCTCGTTGATGCCGTCGAGGGCGTTGCCGACCGTCAGTTCGTTCTTGGCGTTGTCCCAGGTGATCTTCTGGTGCGTGTCGCTGGCGGCGATCAGAGCGCCGATGTGACCCCCATAGGAGCGAAGACTGTGCGAGATGAACAGGCTCCGCAGGATGGTGCGAGCAGGCTTGTCCGTCTTGAGCGAGGGATTGATGGGCGAGCATCCATCCGTGATCAGAACGATGTCGCATTTCTTGTAGGTCGGGTCCTCACTCACGTTCTTGTACGCGAAGCGCACAGCGGCCTCGATGTCAGTCGAAGAGCCGTTATAGCTCTGCCGACCGAGCCACTTCATCGCGTTGAGCGCACTGGTCTTGTCCATTGCGGTCTGCATGTTCGTGCGAGACGGTGCGCCTGCGAAGGGGACAACCCAGACTTTGTAGTTGCCCTTCATGGCGAACTGGAGCAGTGCGAGCGTGATCACGTTGGACGCGAAGGCGCGGCAGACGCGACCACCGAGATCTTGAGCCATCATCGACCCTGACACGTCGAGCAGCACGAAGAGGTGGGAGATACCTTCCTTCTCTTCGATGTTGTACTTCACGTCCAAGTTCTTGTTGGCGACCTTAGCGTCGAAAGTCTCATGCGCGACCTCCGTGGGATCGACAGTGGAAACTTGAGTGTGATCCTCCATCTGATCTACACGCTTGCGGTCCTTCTCTTCGTCGCTGTCCTTGTCCTTGAGCTTGGCGAGGCCGAGCTTCTCGGACAGCTTGGTGAAGACCTCGAACAGCAGCGGGTACATCTTCGGGAGTTCCTGACCCTTGCTGACAACGGAACCCGCAAGCTGGCTACTGGAACTTTCAGTAGCATCGTAGTAGCGACCCGCGCCGCAGCCGGAACTGATGAACGCTGACAGTTCCTCGGACTCAAGAATGTCCTGGTAGGTGGTCAGTTGCTTGTAGATGAGGTCGAAGGACAGAGGGGTGGCACGCGCCCTCTGGATCTCATCAAGGCCGTTCTGGTCGATGTAGGTGCCGCTGAACGACCCGCTGGCGTGGTCGATGTTCTGGGTCTTGCTGGCAGCGAGGGCGCGGGCCTCTTGAGCCTTCTTCAACTGCTCGACGAAGACGAGAACCGCCTTCATCGGATCGTTGAGCTTGATCAGCGCCTCCATGTAGGTCGAGGTGGCGAGGGACTCAAGAAAGTCCTTGCGCTGCGCGATCTGGCTGCGCGAGGTCCAGAATGCGGGATCGAAGCGGTCGATGTCCTTGAGCAGCTCCTCGTCGGGGATGAAGGACGTTCCCTTGTTGGAGCAGACCAGATAGATGTCGAGGATCAGATCGGGGTCGCTGACCTTGTTGTCGATGCAGACCTTCTTCAAGGACTCAGCGATGGTCGGGATGATAAAGCCGTCGTTGACGTTCATGGGTTCCTCGTGTTTGTTTGAGTGTGGTTGCTTGTGAGTCGCAGCTTAGGTGGCCTGGGACTTCTGGTACAGGGTATCTGCGAGCTTCAAGATGCTCTCGCACTCGGCTGCGCCTCTCGCTTCGCCCAGGTGGTTGCAGGCATCGAACGCTTCTCGGGCCTCTACTGCGACGGAGAGGATTTCCTCGTAGGTCTCAGCCGCCTCTGCGAACTGCTTGAGCCGCTGGATGCGCGAGGTGGTGATCAGCACATGCGCCTTGGCTTGCTGCTCTTGCAGCGCGGTGCCGTAGACAGACATGGCAGTGCCGAACTTCTGTGCGCTAGTCTTATCATTGGTGACGACGAAGCACGTCTCCAGCGCGGTCAGGTCTTGCACAAGTGCAACGCTGCGGCCCGACAGGACTGCGCTGGATCGAACGATGTCCAGGCATCGCTTGACGGTTCGGTCTGTGAGTTCCAGGCCCTCACAGATCTTGAGGTAGACGCCCATGAGCTTGTCGTTGATCTCGACCTTCCGCAGGGCGCGGTTGATCCGCAATACGTCTGAAAAGTTGAGTGCAGGGATGACAACCGGATTGCGGTCGGCCTTGAGCATCCGCATGCGATCCTCAAGGCGGGGCAGCTTCTCCAGCTTGGCGCGAAACAGGAAGCGGTCGAGGACAGCCTCAAGCTCACCGTCCTCGTCGCGGTTGAAGTTGGTGGTGGCGATGGCCGTATGCAGGGGAGACTTCACCTGCTGGACGCCGCGAGTGAAGGTGCGCTCGTTGAGGATCTCAAGCAGGGCGCGAAGAGCGCCACTGGAGAGGTCGAACACTTCATCAATGAACCCGAAGTGCGACTCGACAAGTGAGCCTTCGGTGCGGTGCTGGTAGACACCCTCTTCGCGGAAGAGCTTCATGTCGAGCGGGCCGACGAGGTAGTCCTCCGTCATTTTCTTGGTGCATTGGACCTTGAAGGTGTCACAGCCTTGCAGCACGTCGAAAAACATGCGTACCATGTAGGACTTGGCAACGCCAGGAGGACCTTCCATCAGCAAGTGCTGGCCGGTGATGGTCGCGTACTTCATCTGCTCCACGATGGCGGTGCGCCCGATGACGGCCTTGTCGAGAGCGGAGAACGTAGCGTTGATGCGGGCTACTGAGTCCCTTACTGGCGCGGTTTGCATGTTGCTCCTTTGCTGTTTGGTAGCTGCTGCTTGGTTGGACTTCGACTGTACGCGGCCTGGAGATTATGGAAGCGGGACAAAAGAAAACCCACGCAGGGGTTGCCTGCGTGGGTTCTCGAACCTTACTCGGTGACGAGGGCCGGTTACTTCTTCGCCTTGCCGGGGAGCGCGGTGCGCTTCGCGGGCGGGGCGGCGGGGGCCTTCTTGTTCGGATCCGCGAGCTTCTCGGCCTTGCAGGTCTCTTCGTCGAGGGTGACACCACCCTTGATCCAGTGCAGCTTGGTCTCACCACCCGAGACGCGGCTGGCCTTGTAGGCGTCGGTGAAGCTGGAGGTGAACTCCATCTCGCCGCCGTCCTTCTCGATGACGAGACGGGCCGTGTAGTCGGTGTAGGCCGCACGCAGCTCCTCTTCGCTCATGCCAGCCAGGGTCGAGGCGATCTCCTCCTTGGCGTTGCCCTGCGAGACGAAGTAGTCGAGCAGTTCCGACTTGATGTTTTCGATCTCGGCCTGGGCGACGGTATCGGCCACGAACTCCTTCTGCGCGTCGGTGACGAGATCCGAATCGTCGGCGGGCTGCTCTTCGGCGGCGGGCTCCTCGGCAGCGGGTTCCGGCTCGGGCTCGGCAGCGGGCTTGGCCTTCGCGGGCGGCTTGGCTTTGCTGGACTTGTCGTTGGCGGGCGGGACCACGGTGGCGGGCGGCGCAGCGGGGGTGACATCCCCTCCGTTGAGCTTGGCGGCGACCTTGGTGGCGATCAGATCCGCGAGGGATTCGACCAGTGTGGTGATGTCAGTCATGCTGTCCTCCTTGTAGGGTTTGGACGGTGGTGAGCGATTACTGTAGCAGGCCGTGGATTACGGCAAGCTCAGAATCTTGTGAAGCTGGATCGAAAGGCGGAAGCCTTGCGACAGTGAGAGCGAAAGAGCGGCCTGTAAGTTTTCGCGTGTGCGATTGGCCCGTGTGATGGGATCATCGCTGCGATCTTCTACAGGTTGGAGATAGATTACTGCGCCTGGATCGTGCGCTATAACGTGGTTGATCAGTTGCGTCTTGGCCGGGACAAGGACTTTGTACCAGTCAGCTTTGATCACGATGCGTGCGGTCTTGGGCGAGCATGACAGGAATATATCGGGCCTGCTGTAGTGCAAAGGGTTGAACTTCGGCTCGACGGTCCCGTTCGTTTCGACATCGACCCAGCCGAAACTTCCGAAGACGATCCGCTCAAGAAAAGGTACATCAAGCTGGAGCAGTGGCTCGCCTCCGGTGAGGACGAGGCCGAACTTGTCAAAGTCGTCCGTCTTGATGTGCGCGATGCTTGCGAGAACGGCGATCCTTGCGCGGATCTCCGTGGTGGTCATCTCGGTGCTGCGGTGAAGCTGCGGGGTATCGCACCAGGGACAGGTCGCGCTGGGCTTGGATTCGTCCTCCCAGAGATTGCAGCCTGAGAAGCGGATGAAGAAACATGGCATTCCCGCATGGCGACCTTCTCCTTGGATCGTGGGACCAAAGATTTCGCTAATGCGGTACTTACTACGCTGGAGAGAATCGTTCATCGTGCCAGTGCTCCATCTTGTTCATCACTTCGTCGGAGAAGCCAGCAGCTTGGTACGGCTCTTTCTCCTTGAAGCGGAAAGCGGTTTGGACGGTCCATTCTCCGTCAGTGCTGTTGACGCGGCGTAGAGCGCCAAGCACCACGACATCAAAACGGCTGTGGAGTGCGTCGAGAAGTTCCTCGTCCGTGGCGAGGTCGAGAGGGGAGGGGCGGGCTGGTTCATCGGTCATGCGTTTCCTTTCATGCTGTACCACTCGCTGATGTTACGATAGAACTCCTGCTTCGTAGGCTCAAAGTCATCCATCGTGAGAGGTTGTCCGCTGATGGACGACTTCTCTTCACACCAGAAAGCGTCAGTGAACGTGCGTGAGTTATAGTCTAGCACACCTCGGCAACTCATACAGGTATGTTCTGCCGCGATGCGGACGCCGACGAAGCGCGGGTCGAGGTTCCTGACAAGCTCGTCGCGGATCTTGGTCAGAATCTCTTCCTGCATGCTGGGCTGACGGGCGATCCACTGGACGGTGCGCGGCAGCTTTGACAGTCCTACTAGCTTATTTCCTGGTAGGTAGCAGACGTGGCAGACGCCCGTGAAGGGCAGGTGGTGGTGGGCGCACATACTGACGAGGCGGATACCGCAGATGGAGACAAGCTGGTTGGCCGTGTCTTTGCACACTGGAAAAGTTGTGAACTTGAACGGCATCTTCCGCAGACCCGGCATGAAGTCGTTGTGCATCATCTTCGCAACGCGCAGGGGAGTGCCCTTTGTGTCGGGCTTCGTCAGGTCTATACCCAGACACTCACAAAAATCTGCGTAGTGGGCTGCCGCCTCGGCAATGCGAGACGGGTCTTTGGAAAGCAGCTTGGGCATTTACGAATCCAGAGCTAGGCGTGAATGGTGAGAGAGATCTTGCCCGTCTGGATGAGCCAGTCAACAGCTTGGATTAGCTTGTCTGGCGCGATCTTTGCGCGTCCGTGAAGCCAGTTGGACAGTACAGATTTCGTGAGTTCCGTATTTTCGCACAGCTCCGCAGCAGCTCCATGGGGAGCTGCCGACAGGTAATCACGGAGGGCTTGCTCCATTACTTCTCCAGGTCAGGGCGTCTGCGGAGGTATGAGGGAAACAGGAGTGAACCGTCACGGGTGGTATTCTGGAACTTGATCTCGACCACTGCGTCTTTCCACGCATCTTGGTTGTTCCAGATCTCTTCGCGCTCGGCATCGGAGAAGCCTGTGCCGATCTCGGAGGTGATGTCTTGGTCTTTGTACTTGCCACTGATGAGGAAGGCACCCAATCGGCCCTTGTGCTTGCCAGTTCCCGCGATGAACGACTCGACGCGGAACTCGGAGGACTTGAACACCTTCACTTTGACCCAGGAGGTCGAACGCTTGCAGGCGTAGACGGAGTTGAGGTCATGGAGGACGGTTCCCTCCCAGCCCTCTTCGATGCAGAGGTCGCGCTCGGCCTCGACTTCTGCAATGGTCTTCACTGGCAGACGATGGACCTTGGTGAACAGGGTGTCGCTGAGCTTGTCCATGATTTCGTCAAGGACCGCGAATCGCTCGCGTGCGGGAGTGACAAACTTTCCGCTAGTGTACTCTTCGCCGCTGACGCAATCGAATGAGTAGTGGGAGACAGCTACCTTCGAGCCCGTTTTCTTGGTCGCGGTGATGGAGTTTTCCCAGGTGTTGTCGTTCGACATCGCTTCGCCATCAAGAACGAGCGAACGCTTCCCGACGATCTTGAGGATTTCCGCATGATGCGCTCCGAGATTCTTGAGTGGTTTGAGGGCGCGAGACATTGCCCCGTCCATCCCTGGGATATTGCAGAAGAACAGGCAGCGAAGCCCGTTCAGCTTGGGGGTGGCAACGTAGTCATGCTCCTCAAGAATCTGCAAGTGCTTCTTCTCGCTCATGTCGAGCCAGTCGGAAGCGAGGGCGGGGCTGAACCTCTTGATCTCGCCCTGAGATTTCTTGATTGACGCGACGGTGATGCCGATGTCAGGCGTCTTCTCGACAATCGCCTTGATCACGTTCTCGGGATAACCCTCTGCGATGAGACCCTTGATCTTGGATGCAGTCTGGGCTGGGGTCGAGATGCGCGATTCCGCTGCGTACCAGACATCATCCCACGTCTCGCCGCAGGTAGGGTGCGCGGCTTGGACGCTCGCCCAGGTGGTGAACCACTGCCGCTTGTTGTTCCCCACCATGTCGAGGAACTCCTTGTGGTCAGGAGAGGTGAAGTGGGCGGCAGCGAAAAGCTCCTTCTCGTTACGGCCTGACAACGCACGGATCTGAGTCAGGTGCAAAGAAATCTTGCGTGCGTCTGTTATCTCCATGGTGTCTCCTTATTTGGTGAGTTTCTTGAACGGCAGCTTGACCGCAGGCTTTGGAGCGATGGCTTTCTCATTGTACGGAGCCTGGAGACGTGCATCGACTTCTGGGATCTCGACCTTGGAGTTACAGTGGATTTTGTTGAAGCAGTCGAGGCATAACCACACGATGCTGTGGCCGAAGTGCGTCATCTTGCAGGCGCACACGTGGGCTTTTGGGTGCGTCCAGTGGATCTTGCAGACCTTGCAGAAGCATTTCTCTGGCGCGGGTACATACTCCGAGGAAAGAACTGGAGGATTCTTTGTCTCATCCATGACGACTGTGAGCGAAGACTTTCCAACCGGGGCCGCAGTGGTCAGGTTGGATGCGAGGATCACGGGAACCGCCTGTTTGGGCTTGGTGAACTTGGACAGAGGGTTCATTCGCTAACCTTTTCATACGCGAGGGACATGATGACCCGGTTGGTCGAGTGGACGACGGTGGGAGCTTCCGCACCATGAGCTTCTGCGAGCATGGAGCGAAGATCCTGGGCGTACTGGTACGCATCTTCGATGTTCAGCTTCATGTCCTCGCTATCGTTGAAATGAAAGATCTCCTTCCCGCCGCACTTGCTGAGAAACTCGAAAACGGTCATGGTGCCGGTACGGGTGCGGGGGATGGAGGGGGTAACTATAGCTTTGACTGCATCCATGGCATTCTCCTTCACAATGATTTGATGAGGTCGTCCGTGAGGTTTGATTCCTCCAGGGTTTTCTTGAGCGCATCTTGGATCTGGGATCTCAGAGCAGGGTTGCTCATGCAGTCGAGATTACTGATCCAGGCATCTTTGCGAGCATCGTTGGTTCTGAGGATGGCTGCACCAGTGGCTTTGTCGAAGCCGACAGTCATCAGCGTGGTGAAGAACGTGCGAAAGATTTCCGTAGGATTCTTGTTGCACAGGATGAGGTAGCCGATCTGTTCCGTGATTTCGGAGCAGATGTTCATCACCTCCGAAGAAGACAGGTCCTCGTTCTTGATGCTCTTCCGCTGGGCTGGCATATGCTTGAACAGTTCGATCACCGCCATGGTGTAGTCATCGAACAGCATTGCCGCTTCGGCGGCGGCTGCGATCTTCGCATCGTTTCGCTCCGCCCGCTCGTCAGCGGCGGGCGGCTTGAGGATGCGGAGAACCTCGTCGGGAGAAACGCCGGGAAGAGCAGCGAGAATCCTTCGCTTGGCATGCTCTTCCTTTCCCGCCGCGAACTCTTCACGGGCTTTCGTGATGTTCGCCTCCTGCGAGGGAGTCACGCTGCCTCCACGCGAGGATTCGCCACGTTGAACTTGAGGCTGAACACGGCACAGGCAATCGCAGCCTGGGTGTCGTCCTCAAACTTTGTTGCGTCCGCTCGATCCTTGGTGAAAGCGATCTGGTGGTTGTGGGGGTTGACGTATAGGAAGACAGGATCGGCCCTGACGTTGGCGGCGACGATCAGCATGGTTATCCTTTCACGTCGAGGGCAGCGCGGACGAGGCAGTCCTTGGCTTCCAGCAGCTTGCGGAGGCCCGCCGACTTCTCGGCGCTGTCGGGCAGGCTGCTGTCGTAGTGCTGGGCGACTTCGCAGAGCGGTTTGCTGACCGCCTGGAGTCGTTCGGGGAGGTGTGCGAACTCAAAGTAGCGCATGATGGGGGATGGCATGATGGTGTCTCCTATGGGTTTTTGACTTTGTATCCGTCTCGGTGTGCGGCCTCGACTACATCTGCGAGGTACTGGCGATTTCTCCCGCCCGGACCTACATTATACTTTTCTACAGCGCGGCTCCAGTTACCCTTTGCGCTGTTTTGGTACAGCCACGTCAGGTAGCGCCACGCGATCTCTTCGCAGAAGGCAGTATCCTGTTCGATCTGCCAGAACTGCTCTCCCTTGTGGCGGACCTGCTTGAAGGCGATCTCACGGATCTGAAAGCATCCGCGCTCTCCTGCTCGCCCTCTCGCTTTGTTGACATAGCGGATGCTGCCGTCTTCACGGTAGAAGCTGCCTGTCTCAACGCGCAGGATGCCAGCTAATACCCATTCGGGAATATCAATCCGCTCTTGGGCACAACAGACACCACAGAAAAGGAGAGTGAGCAGGAGGCGAAGCATCAGACCGCCTCTTCGGAAAAGACGGCTCCGGCCTTCTCGACCAAGATCTTCTGGATGGCCTGGGCGAGCGGAGCGATGTCAGGGTGCGCCGGAGGTGCCTTCGCACGCAGGTCGATGAAGTGCAGCCATGCACGGAAGTTCATCGTCACCGCGATGTCAGTCTTGGTGCAGGTTGGAAGGACACTGCGGGCACGCTGCGGGGTCGAGCCCATACTGATCAGGTTGAGGTAGTGACGTTCCGCGTCGAGCATAGCATCCCACCACTCGGAGGATTCCTGCTCGCTCATGCCGCTGGGCTTGATTACGAAGATCTCACCAGTCATTTTCCCCGTCGTCTTGCTGTAGTTGCAATACCGGGTGCTTTCCTGGGAGAACGAGGCGATGCGGTGACGCACGATCTCATGGCTGACGCCCCGGTCGGTGATGATCTCGAAGGTTGCCGAGGCATGTTCGATCACCGAAATGTGCTTCTTGTTCTTCAGCATCTTGATGAACTTGCTGGCAGAGCCAGGTTCGATCTTGTCCTCGGACTTCCAGCACTTGCGGCCGCAGTATTCGATGAGTTCCTGTGCCTTGTCCGTGATGGAGATGAGGTTGACGTAGGGCTGGAGGATGGTGGGCATTAGGCTTTTTCCTTGTGTAGTGGGTCATTCGATGCCGCGCATCTCTTCGTAGATGCGGATCATAGCAGCCACATCTCTGGTGATCGCGGCTCTGTCTGCCGCCGCGAGCGTGGATTTTATGGAGTTGATAGCGAAGATGCACCCTCGACCCGCACCATTGGGCATGCGGTAGGTTTCTTCGTAGTGCGACAGGATCTCGCGCACTCGGGCCTGCTGCTTGGGGTATTCCTCCCCAAGCGAGGCATGGGCTGGAACATCATCACTCACTGGCAGCCGCCTCAGTGGTCCCGGTCGGTTCGACCACGAACGAAATCTTGAGGACATCACCCAGGTCGTGCTTCTCCAGCAGCTTCTTGCCCGAGCGCATGTACTTCTCGGCGTACTTGATGATGAACTCGCGCACCTTGTCGGGGCGATCACCGCGCAGCGGAGCGCCGACGATCTTGGACAGCTTGATGTCATCCGCGTTCTTGAACGAGTCCATCAGCACGATGGTCAGGAAGGCGACTGCGATGTCCTTGTTGGACATCTTGCGGGCCACCTTCTTGATGGACTCGACGCGGCTGGCGCGTTCGCTGGCCGTCTCGGACTTGAACTTGACCGGAGGGGCGGGGGTCGGGAGCTTGCGCTTCGGGAGGACGAGGGGCATGTAGGTTTCCTTGTGTTAGAACGAGCGATCAGTGTCGCCGTCTTCGGGTTGGTCAACGTGAGGGGCAGCAGGAGCGGCGACTCGGGCCTGGATGGAGGCGCGAACGTCGTCCCACATGTAAAGGCAGTTTTCTTTGGCGAGGTAGAGGCGCGTCTCCTTGGAGGCGAGCGCGTAGTCGTGATTGCAGACCGGCAAGATGGCGAAGAAATGCTCGACTGCAAGCGCCTTGGTCATGCGCTTCGATCCAGCAGGGTCGTTGCCGTTGATGATGATCGAACCGTTGGGAAGTTTCTTGTGGAACTTCTCTCGGGACTTGATCTCGGAAAGGAACGAGGAAAACAGGCCTTCATCGACCTTGTTGTCTCCTGTGGAGCGTGGTGACATGTTGGTGGACCTCCGACGGCGTGAGAAACGGGTACGCATGGACAGACGACGGCGACGAGGACCGTGAAGAATATGGAACATAAGTCCTCCTAGAGTTTTCTCCCGATGGGAGCGTTGGGATCTTCGGTTCTGGGGAACACGCAGGAACGGCACATGCGATAGTGTCGCGTACCTGAGATTAAGTCATCACGAATCTTCTTCATGCGCGACTCTGCTGCACCGTACACTTCTGCAATGCGGGACCTGTTGAGGTCTCCAAACGGCACAGAAGCGTTCCAGTCCATGCAGCATAGGACGAGCTTGCCTTCGTGGTTGATGGTGAGATCGACCAGAGGCGAATGGCAGGGACGGTGGCCGGTTATCTCACCGCTGGTGTCATCTTTCTTGAGCCGGTCATCGAACTGCTGGATCTCCCAGGAAAAGATGAGTGGGGCCTTCGGATTGTCGAACGCAAGCTGCTGCATCCGGTCGCGCTCATGCTCGCTGTAAAGCGAAACGCGAATGGTGTGGACGCCGTGCCGCATCAGGCGCTCAAGAGATTCTTGTTTGAGGTACGCCCCGTTGGTCCAGATCAGAACGCCTTTGGACGTTGGGCAGTGCTGCTGGACGTAGGCGCAGAAGTCGAGCAGCCTCGTGTCCATCATTGGCTCGTTGTAGATATGAAAAGCGAAGCCGCCTTGGAACTGGTGCTTCCCGGCCCACCTGATCACGTCACAAACGATGTCCGTGGACAGCTCCTTCCTCTCGGTGACATGGTGCGCTGGACAGAGCGCATGCAACGGAGCCAAGTTGCATTGGTTTGAAAGCTCAAGAGTGATCCGCTGGGTGTATTCAAGCATGGTGGTCCTTTGGTTTTGGTGTTTTAGGCACTAGAGTTTTTAAATGCAAATGCCTATTAGTTAAGCTATATAATGTAAGTAAGATAATATAGCTTAACTAATAGCCATTTGCATTTAAAAACTTGAGTGTCTCGGAATCAAAAGCGGCCCAGTCGAACTGGGTAAGCCCTCAGAAATCGTGTTTTGGTCACAGAAGCGTTCCTAGCGTGTTAGGGGTCAGAGGGGAGTCAGAGGGTAGAATCGGCGGAATAGTCGATCCTGGGGCTTTTAAAGGGCTCTAGCGCCGATTCTGGTAGAGGTGCGCGATCAGATAGACGCACGCAAAGGGCCAGCCAACAGAAATGAGAAAAGCAGAGGCTACTGCGGTCAGCGCATCATGCCTATCGTGAGCAAAAGGCTGCGTGATCACCAAGAAGAACAGGAACGCGGGGATCATCCCACCGAGGTAGAGGAAAAGCATCACGGAGTCCTTTTCATAAAGGCGCGGAGCTTGAGGCTACCGCTAGAATGAGAAACTGGAAGGGGTGAGGCCTGGACAGCCTTCGCAGCCGCCCAGGGATCTCCTTTGACGAACACTAGGATGTTCTGGTGTGTCTTGCCGAACTTTCGGCTGGAGGTGAACTGCTTGGAGGCCCGCATCGGGAGTGAGCCGACCGGAGTAACAAGAATGGCTTCGTTGTAGAACTTGAGGCCTGCGTCGAGGAACGCTTGCACGGTGTCCCCGACGAAGTTGCGGTACGGGCCACCAGGACTGCGGACTTCCCCAACAACAAACACGGCGAAGCGGTTATCTTTTAGTAGGGCGCAGGACTTCTGAATGATGTCCCGGTAGGCTTCGCGGAACTTGGGGTAATCCATCGTGCTGATGTCTCGCGGGTCATCAGAGTACACCTCCAGATCTGCATAGGGAGGGCAAGAGAATATCATATCGGCCTGGAGTTTGCACAGAGCCGGAATATCTCTGCTGTCTCCCACGATCCATCGCGGAGTGATGTCAGCCGACGGATGATGTCTGGACCGCTCTTCGGCCACTGCTTGACGGCGTGGCTGTGGCTTGGTGTTGGCTTCCTCCCAGCGTGTCTCAATGGCGAGGGCGGTGGAGATGTCCTGTGGCACGCTGACGGTGGTGTCACGTCCTCCCTTGATCTCAGCCACAATCCGGTCCCGTTCCTCCGTGCCGAATAGGGTGGCTAGGCTATCGCTGACCACATCAATGATGGCAGGCCCGTGACCCCAGTTTGGCTTACAACAACCCGTTGGTGCCCGGTGGTGGCATACCAGTGTTTGAGCTGGGTTCAGCCGAAGCGGGTAGAGGTGGCATACCACCGGCTTGTCTTCAGGGGGTAGCGTACATCCCTGTGGTCCGAGCAGATCGCACCCATGGCCCTTAGTCGTGCCAGACTTCGGCGGCCAGAAGCTCTCACTGCGGCAACAACGACCACCACACCCGCCGGGCTTAGTGATGCCCTCAACGGTGCAGTTCAGCGGCTTGTTGGCCCACGCGGCGCTGATCCGCCATACCTGTTCGTCCTTGTCGAACTGTGGCTTGGCTGTCTTGGTTGCGTCTTCGTGCGTGCTGGTAGCAGTCTGACGGACGCCCACGCACCAAAGGCAGTCGGAGTCCTTGAGAAAAGATACGCACTTGGCTTCGTACACGGGGTCGAGGACGATACTTGACCCAGAAATAGTTGCGTGAGTCTCCGCGTGGTAGTCAACACCACTAGAAACTAGAGTAACCATCTCACGCCAGTTTGGTGGAGCCCACTTATCGAGTCTGGCTGTAGGATCTGCGCCAACGATGACCCCGAGAACTGGCGTTGACCTCTTGGCGTCGAGCAGACCCCACAAAACTCCAGCGAGGGACATCCCCGAGCCGACAGGGATGACGATACGGGAGACAGTCTTTGGGATGTTGGCAACCTGAGCGCGGGTAGCTGTGATAGCCTCCTCGCATTCCATCCCGAAAGGAATCTCTTTCCATCCGCGAGCTTGCGCGTCTGCGTGCGCTCTCGCTACGATGACGGTATTGTACCCTGGATTGTGGGTCACGCGCTCTGCGCCAACGTCGATGGCTGCTTGCACTTCTGGACTGGCTTCGCCTGTCGGAGTATGCACGCGACAGGGGATACCCAGGCGCTCGGCAATGTGCGCTACTATATTTACTTGTGGTGAGGCGCGAGAGCCTGCGGTCACAAGGCCTTTAGCTCCTTGAGCTAGACCCCAGCAGGTGCGTACCTTGCCACCGGCTACTCCCGCGATGCTGAACAAGTCATCACGCTTGAACCAGATGTTCCCGTGCTTCTCGACAGGGGTGATCTCTGGGGTATTGGACCCGAGCGGTTTGGCTGGGGTTGTATCCAGTTCCTTCCACTGCGCGATGTTCGCTGAAACCTGCTCGGGGCGAAGGTCAACGCCGACATAGGGAAAACCCATCTTGGCAGCGACGACTCCGCGAACACTCCCGCCCGCAAACGGATCAAGCACAAGGCCCTTCGGAGGGCAGAACCAGTTATACATAAGCTCGCACAGAACCGGATCAAAGATGCTCGTAGCATTCTGCTCACTAATGTTTCCTTCTGTGCCGAAGGCTTTCCCACTTCTGCGGGCTTCATTCCAGAGCTTCTTCTCTTCTTCGTCAGTGACGCCCGCCATAGCAGCGGACATATCAAGCATGTTGGAGCCACGGCCAACCTCACTGCGGATGCCAAGTGACTTCCATTCGTTCTTTCTGTCCTGCCACGCGCCATCACGGGCATTGAGGACACTGAACGGAGGAAAGCCGAAACGCTTGGAGAGGTTTCCTGGGGCAGTGACTCCGCGACGAAGCATGTCGAGCATCTTCCGCAGATCGTCATTCATGCCCATAGCGCGAAATCTATCACGCATCTCTTGCGGGGCGCTACCGATCTGGACGTACATGAACACCAGCCGTGGCGTGGCATTCATCAACTTCGCGGTCTCCACCGCAAAGCCCTTCCCTTCGTACAACGTCTTCTTCAACACGATCTGCTCGGCCTTCTCCAGTACAGTCAGTTCTTTGCGTACCAGATTCTCGTCTATTTCAACGATTCGCGGGTCTCTGTCCGTCACGCACACGCTCACCTCCTTCCAACCCAACTTTTTTATAGCTAGCAGTCTGTGCATTCCTGCAACCAACGACACGCGCCCACTGCCGTCCTTGCTAACAATAATAGGCTGGAGCAATCCGTTCTGGCGTATGCTGTCCACCAGAGATTCCGAGACCTCCCCGACACGCATTCGTGAGCCTACGTGAATCTCTGACACTGGTATCTTCATCAGTGTGTCGGTACTTTGGGCAGGGGTGCTTGTTTCTGGCGTAGCCCGATTTTTCATGCTTGCTGCTGCGGTGGACCGTACTAGCATTTTCTTGAGTGCGTTCATTTGTGATCCTGTTGGCTTTGAGTGGCGCAAGGGCCTGTGAAACGGTTTCGTCAGCCTATACAGCACAACATGCAGGTCAATCGGCCCCTTTCGTCCTTTCGCCAGGGCCATTTCATGCACTAACTGCCGATTATCTATGGAACTGCGTTCTTTGGGCCAGGTTATTTCATGGCTTGACGCCCGATTATCTATGTTACTTAGGTGCGATTGGAAAATAAAAAAAAAATAAAGGGCGGGGCTCTTGCCCCGCCCCTTGCCCCGCCCCGATTGGGGCGGGGCGGGTCGCGCCTCAGGCGGTCGGCTCGTCGGCGGTGATCGTCGGCTCGACGCTGGCCTCCGGCTTGGCCTCCGGCTTGGCCTCCAGGTCGGCGGTGATCCCGCCCGCCATGTTGTGGCTCGCCAGGTGAAAGCTGAGCCATGCGGTGGCCTTCTCCTCGTCGGTGTGGGTGGCATCCGCCAGGTAGGTCAGCATCCGCTGGTTCGTGGTCTTGAGCTGGAGGACTCGCGTTGCCTTGCCCCCCTTGCTACGCCAGACTCCGCCAGTCGAGTCCACAATCTCGAGGCCTCCGGGGCTCCGTCCGTAGGCTGGTACGCGGATGCTGGCGGTGACGGCCTCGATCCCGGTCAGGCTCTTGAGCCAAGGAGCAGCTCCCGGCTTGCCATCGGCTCCCACGGTCCAGCGGAGGCCTCCGTGGTGGGCGAGCAGGCTGAGTGCCATGCCGGCGGTCTTCAGGGTCAGGTCGCCCCGGTATCTGATCCCGAGCATGCTCAGGTCGGCCAGAAGGGCGGTGCTCGCCCTCTTGCCCTCGATCCCTCCATTGCGTCCCACGGTCGCGGTCGCGAGGCTGGCCTCGGCGAGTGCCAGGTTCTTGAGGTTGGTCTTGGTCGGCTTGGTAGCCATGGTGTACTCCGGTGCGCGGTTTGCGCGGTTGGTGCGGGGCGGTTTGCCCCGCATGGTAGGCACTATGCCAGACACTAGAAAAAACGCAAGGGGCGGTTTCGTCTCCGCCCCATGCGAAACGGTTTCAGACTCTCCAGCCCTCGACGGTCCAGGTGGCGGTCGGGGTCGGCTTGGCCTCGATGGCATCCCATGCGGGGCGGGGTTGCCAGCCTGCGGGGCGAGCGATGGCATGGTCGGGATCGTCTGAGCCCCACAAGCCGGTCGGGGCTCCGACATCCGCTCGCCCCGAGCCATGCGGTCCGCTGGCAATCAAGGTCGGGTCGATCCCGGTCGGCTTGGTCATGGGATCGCGGTGCAGGGTCGGCTTGTGGGTCGGGTGGCGCTCCTGGCGGATGCGGGGCGGGGCTCCCAGGTCGCCCCATGATTCCACAATGGCGAGGAAGCCGGGGTTGCGGTCGGTCGGGATGGCAACGCCAGCGGCGGTGGCGTATCCATTCTCGACGGCCTCGCGCATCCGGTCGATGGAAGGGTCGCGCATGGCGGTGGACATGCGCTCCGCCATCCGCTTCTCAGCGGCGGTCTTGCGGATGGCGGTGCGAGCGCGCTCAGCGGTCGCGGTGGGGAGGAAGGAGAGGAACGACATGGAAGGCCTCGGTGCGCTCTTGGCGCGGTTTGGTGGACGACAAGCGCACAATGGCAGACACTAGAAAAAACGCAAGGGGCGGTTTCCACCGACTACAAGGGCGACCACCGCCTTAGTGTTCGTTTGAACTACTACCCAAAAAAACCGTAGTTTTTCGGAGTGGTCGGGTTGCGAAATCCTCGCCATGTCGGACGGCCCGAGCCCTGCGCGGCTGCGTAGCTGGGCCTCCCCTCAAAAGCTCAAGAAAACCTGTGCCTGTTCCCCTTTGTCTATCGCGTTGTCCTGAAAAACGGTCCGTTTTTTCAAATCTGGACATTCCGAAGAGACACAAAAAGAAACATGCAATACCCGAAGGCATTGCATGTTCCGTATTTCGCAAACGCGGGCGGCGAATCCGCTGTCAGAAATCAGCATCTTCCAGATCGCGTTCGCGCTGGGCGTTGAGCCGCTGCTTGCGTTTGGCATTGCCCTTCTTGTCGCAGGAGTTGTACCGGCGCTCTTCGTGGAGCTTGAACTCCTTGCGGGTGCGGGTGACGAGGGCCTGGTTGGGGAGGTCGCGGTGTTCCATGTGTGTTTTCTTTCGTTTAGCCGAAGATGGTGATGGCGATCTGCCGCGCTTCGCGGAGCTCGGCCTTGGTGATGGTCGAATCGAGTCTCCGCTGCATCGTGCGTGCGCTCTGCCTCTTGGCGTTGCGTGCGATCAGCCGGTTCCAGGTGTGCTTGCTCATGGGAGTTTCCTTGTGCGCGTGTAGCGCATCTCTTGTGAGAACACAGCATCGGCGGCCTGCACGGATGCACAGGCCGCCTTTGGTGCTCAGGACGCGAGCTTGGCGTCCGTCTTCTTCTTCTGCTTGATCTCCTGCTTGACCTGCTGGGACTTCATCATCTCCAGACGGGTCTGCTCGGCCTTGCTCTCCTCGTAGTGGTTCTCGCCCTTCTGGACATCGCGGATCGTGCCGGGCGCGTTCGGGTTGAACCGCACGGTGGTTCCGAAACGCTTCGTCTTGAAGCCAGCGGCTTTCAGCATCGCATCGGCCTCGCGTTCGAGTTCCCAGGGGGTCTTCATGGCTGATTCCTTGTGCGCGGGTGCGCGTTGTGCAGCGTTGCGCTGCGTGTGAGAGTGCAGCATGCGGGGCCAGCATCTACTGCAAGGCCCCGCTAGTCTTTTCAGAAGTGTCCGAAGCTGACTTCGGTGTCCTCGGGCGACTCGCCCGTGAGCGCGACCCAGGCGCGGAAGTCGAGATCATCGTCCCGGCACTCGGGCAGGAAGCACGGGTTGCCGTGGGTGTCGTTGACCTTCTTCCACCCGAGCTTGACGAGCGCAGCTTCGACCTCGGCGGTGGGAAAGGGCAGCAGGACCTTCACCTCATTGCAGGGTCCATTTAGGAACATGTTGCAGAGGGAGGCCAGGGTACGGGAGAGCAGATCCATGGGGTTCTTTCTTTGCGCGGGTTGCGCTGGGGGTGAGAACGCAGCTTGCTGGGCCAGTGTTGGCTGCAAGGGTTCCTATGTGTGCTGTTGTTCCTGAACCGCTTTTCCTATTCCTAGATTCCTAAGATCAAATACCTCAATAAAGAAACCTACGCGCAGAAAGCCCTTGAGAGCATTTCCGCACGTAGGTTTCCTACAGTGCATTACCTGGAATACGATGCCTGAGATACAAATCCGCGCTGGCGAATCCGTTAGCATCCTGCCCAGTCGAACTCCGGCTTCTTGCCCTTGTGATCGTAGGCGACCAGGATGTTGATCACATCCTGGGGATTCGCGGGGGCGAAGATCGGGAGGCCCTGGTCGGGGCAGCGAGCATCCGACTTGTAGTTGTCGTGCCAGAACCACCAAAGGTTCGTTGCGTCACGGCGCACCGCGCAATGCTTGCGCCAGACGACTTCGCCGTCATTGGTCTTTGACCAGATGCAGTTCGGATCGGTGTCACCGACGAGGGAGAGTTTTTCCATGGGGTTCTTTCTTTGGGCTGGATGCGCTTGCTGTGGAAACGCAATCTGGCGGGCCAGCAATAGAATCAAGTTTCCTGGGAATCTTCTCCCTCCGGCGGGAAAGAGTTTGACCAACATCGCGCATCCAGCATTGATCCTCCCTAGAGGCGTTACCTCTGGTGATGCGCTTCTGCACCTGCTCATAATAGAGAACCGCTGCTATAACGCACCGTGCGGGATTGAGTCCGTTTCTACGAATCAGCGCCAGCTCCGCCTCGGTGAGTTTGATGAGGATGGCCCGGTCTCGGGGATCGTGTGTGTCCATAACCGCATCCTAATCGCATTATCTCAAGGTCAAGCCATAAGGCTATACTTAAAACGCCTGATGGATAAACTTATGCCAAGGGCTGGAAGCCGATGGATAAACTTATGACCGAGCTTCGGCGGGCGGGCCAGAAGACGCCTAGAGGCAGATCGTCTGGAGGGTACATACGGTATGGGTAGGTAGGCTCCGATGGCTGCCTGGGGTGCCTAGAGGCAGTGCTGGTGGTCCCTCAAAGTGGCATTAGAATGCAGTTTGGTGGCACC